TAATTTATTAATCTTGTATACATATTAAACAACAAAGGGAAATAAAATGACAGAACAACAAAAAAAAGTTTTTAAAGATTTTGCAAATGAATGTGTAGAGAAAATGGCTCAACACATGAACATGACTGCTCATCAAGTTAAAGTAGCAGTTTGCCACAATCCAAAAGTAGCAGAACAAGTTTTTAATTTTGTAGAAAAAAAATTTGCTGAATGGGAAGCAAAAAAACAATAACAGTAAGGGAGATATAAATGGAAATAAAACACACACAAGCAAACAATATTCAAAAGATATTACAATGGCTAGTTAAGACTGCTCCGTTTCAATATAGAATAACAACACACCAGAATGGAGAACTACATATTAAAATGCAAGTGCCAGAAGAAAGCTATAATGAAGCAGACGATTTTGAAAACGCAGAAGAAAAAAATATTTATGGAGAGGAGATATAAATGAGAAAAGATTATATAATGTTGATTATTGCGATTATAATAATGGGTTTACTTATTCAAGGATGTTCTGTAAAATATCAGCCAATCATTGACCCAAGAGTGTCAACAGATTATGCAAATATAACAAGGGATATTTTAGAGTGCAAAGAATTAACAAAAGACTTAGAGCAAAATTGGCTACATTGCACTAGACCATTCGGAGAATCTACCTGCAATAAAAGTTTTAAACAATGCCTGACTGCGAGAGGACATAGTGTCTTAAATTAGGAGATTACATGGAACAACAAATAAAAAAACAAAGAGAAAATATTGCATCTGCTATTGATATATGTAGAGCTATAAGAAGAAATATAGAATCTAAAAATACATTAGGTGCAGAGGCACAAACAGAATTATTACAAACAAAATTAGAAAGAATGTTAGAAGAGGATTTTTATTATGATGAAGATAAATAATTTTTTAGAGATTAGTTCAGTATTAAGAAAACTTGATACTGCTTACAGAAATGCAACCAATGAAGAGTTTAAAAAGCTTTGGCTTAATAAATGGAATGAGTATGCAAAAGATAACTGCAATGGCACATTGGGAAAAAGAGATTTTGATTTAGAAAAGAAATTTGAAAATCAAATGTTGAATAATTAAACAAAAAAAGATATAATACCAATATGATAAATAGTGCTAAAGAACTAAAAGAATATAGATTAAAAAATAATCTATCTCAACAAAAAGTAGCAACAACATTAGGTTTTTCAAATAGGGCAAGTATTCATTTAATTGAAACTGGTAAAAGAGAATTTCCAGACAGAATAAAAATGTTAATTAATTATATGATTGCTGATAAAAAATTATGAGCTTATGCATACCCCCTTCTTTGGGGGGAGAACATGGAATTACAAAAACAGATACTATTAATGAAAGTTTTTGTAGAAAAATAATAGACTTACATAAAAAGTCAAGTTATCAAACAGGTAAAGTCTACAATCCAGATGGAACTAAATCAAATATTGTTTCTATAAGACAAGTAGATGTATGGAGAATACATGAGCAAGAAATGTGGCTTGATGAATTTTTGATAGAGCAAGTAGTAAGAGCAAATGAAACATTTAATTATAATTTATCAGGATTATTAGAAAGACCACAACTTTTAAGATACAACGCACCAAACAATGCTTACGATTGGCATAGTGATTTAGGGGTTGGAGATGCAAGTAATAGAAAGATTAGTTGTTCAATTCTTCTGAATGATGATTTTTCTGGAGGAGAACTAGAATTCTTTTTAAATGGAAAACAAATTTGTAAAATAGATAAGGGAGATTGCATTTTATTTAGTAGCTTTATATCTCATAGAGTCACAAAAGTAACCAAAGGACTTAGATGGGCATTAGTTGCTTGGTTTAGTGGACCACAATTTAGATAATATGAATATGGAAATACAACAATTAATAGATAAATATAGTTGGCATATAAAATATAATAGTGATAATGAACTTGAAGCTTTAGAAATATATCTACAAGCAAAGAAATTATCAAAAAAACTTAAAATTGACTTATATGACTTCTGGTTTAGATTTTTAAATTAAGGCTACATATATAGCCAAAAGACTCTTAAAGGCTACTCTGTGAGCTTTATATCGCTTCGTTTTGCTCTTCTTTAGTCTTTTCTTTGTATCTATAGCCCTCAATCACAGAATTACAATTTGGACAGGTATAATAATCAACTACATCATAATCTTCTGAATCCCAATCTGCTGAACCAGAATGTATTAATTTATGACCACAATAAAAGCATAAAAAATCTGGCATTATTTTTTCGTGTCCGTTTTTTTATATTTATCAAAGCTTCTTAATCCAGAAATTCCTAACATACCAAACAACAGAGGCATCATAACAGACATATCAGCTTGTGGTACAATAATTCCAAAACCTGCTAATATCGGAGAAACCATATAGTTGATAGCAAGGGATAGTCCACAAACCCAACCTATGAGGGGTCTCCACGAGGATTGAAACCAGTTACCTTTAGCTTCTGCTTTATTTACTTCTATTTGTTGAAGGGCAAGTTGCTGTGCGTGTTCATCAGCCATAGTTGCTAACTTATGAGCTAATTGAGCTTTTTTATCTTTGTCTTGTATAAACTTTCCAAGCAACTTTGTTGCAGGTCCAATTAATGCTGTTAATGCCATTATTTCATCTCCTTATATTTTTTTCCATCAAAGCTAAGATATTTCTTTCTATTCTTTTCCAAGTTGTATGATATATGAACCCATCCTGATGTTGGCTCTCCCTCTTTATAAAATTCCAATATTATTTGGTCAAATGATAAGTGAACTGCACACCAGTTTGCTAAATCTAAATTACTTATTGTAGGAACTTCAACATCAACTGCCTCTCCCTTACAATGTTGGCTAGTCGATTTCGAGCCGAGAAGTTGATTCAATTCTGGCGACCTATATCCAGAGTTAGGAGAAAATGGTATACCGAAGTTATCCCTTATGGGTTGCAATATATTATTTGATACTGCTATTAGATTATTAATAATATTTTGTTCTGTTGGAATATTTATAATATTATGTCTAGTAGCAGTTTGACTTTTACATAACTCAGCTAATGTAAAATTTTTAGATAACTCCATTAATCTGGCATACCATCTGGTACATCTGGAAAGGTAAACAATGTAGGAGGTGTTTTTATTGTATCATCAGAGTTTAATACAGGAGTTAATAAAGAAACTATAGCATCAAAATCTTTTGCATCAGTAATTGCTTTTTCCATACTTGTTGCTGTATCTCTTATGCTTTTTCTATAAGTAACTACTGTTGCAGGAATGTCATCTCCTGTATCTGCTTTTCTTATAATCCATTTATCAGTATTTGAAAGCATTGAAGCTTGTATTTGTTTTACTTCTTTTTTTAATATACTTTTTATTCCAAGATTAATAACTTGTTTACCATTTTCATCAAGTACTTTTTTTCCCTTATCATCTACTGCATCAGCATCAGCTAAATCTTTTTGAGAAAAATTATAAGTTCTTTCTATTTTACTATTTTTTTCATTCCAAGAATAAGACTCTCCTATGCCACTATATAAAATAGGAATATTTGGTTTTAAATTAGCATCTGTTATTGGATAAATACTGAAGTCAGCTAATCTTGTATCGTTATTAAATATTGCTGTTGGATATTGTGTGCCAGAAGCATCTCTTATTATTTCTGGATTTTTATATATTTTTATTACTTTTTTATTTTCTACTTTTCCCCACATATTATTCTCCTTTACCTTGAGTTGTTTGTTTTAAAAGGCACATCTGCCCATGCACCATAAATAAAAGTTTGACCACTTTGATTAGTTGCATTATTACTATCCCTGACCTTGAAGCCATTAGAAAGTATATCCTGTTGGTAAGTATTATCTTCTGCTGAAGTACTTTGCCAAGACAAAGTGTCATTTTGTCCATTAAATCCATCTCTTAATTTATCATAAACAAACCAACCATTACTAGCTGTTGCATTTTTTACAAAATACATAGCAGGTCTAAACCCTGTGTATATAAATGCCCCATTCGAATTACCGCTTCCAATGTATGTACCGAAGGAACTGAATCCTTCAATTTCTGACCACGCATATACTACTCCATTACCTGTTCCTGCAAATGTGTTTCCTAAACTTAATACAGTAGAGGTAGGTTCTGTGTTAGCCCAATAACCAATAGCAGTTGCTACTGAATTAGATGAGTTTAATAACATAGCTTTCGTTGCTCCTAAACTAGAATGATAAACATGCCAATTACCAGATGATGCACGAGATTTATGAAAATATAGAGATGGTGCTTTACCAAGTCCATGTCCTATTGTTGCTCCACTAGCACTTGTATAATTTCCAAAAGTCATAATGCTAAATCCTGCTTTAGTATTTGCTTGAACTGTGCTTGTGAGATTGCCTTCATTATTCGTAGCTGTCGTACCTCCATTAGCTTTCCAACACCAAGCTACATAAGTTCGAGCATTATCATTTGGTCCACTTCCACTTGTTCCTAAAGTAAAACCATCTGTATCAAAAGAAGCTATTATAGGATTAGTGTTTCCTGTTGATTGGTCATCAAACTCTGCACCAGTAGTATCACTTCTTAGACCAAATGGTGTAGGTGTTCCTCTAGTATTCATTCTTGAAGAATCATATAATTGATTATTTTGTGAACTATTACGCATTTTTGCCCAGATGAGGTCAGGCTTGAAGCCTAATCCTGTTAATGATTGTCCTGTAGTAGAGTTACCAGTATAAATAATTGGATTAAAATTTTTAGCAGGATAGTCGTCATCAGTTTCCATAGGGTCTATATCTGAACTTGTTGGTACATTCCCTGAACATAAGGCAAGATATCCTGTAGGAGGTGAATACTTGAAATTGCCAAAACCATTGTCATCTACTCCTGAACCTGCACTTTCCAAGCCTCCAAAAGTAGAATCTTGACCTGCATTTAGAATAGCACCTCTTGTTGAAGTATAAGCAAAGCACATAAAAAATATAGATTTCGGATTAGTTGTCCAAGTAATTTGTGGATATGCTCCTGTTTGAGGATTTCCTGAATTGAAAAATGTTCCATTTTTAGAAAACCATAATTTTTTATTATCATAATCTAAAGCCATTCCAATAATATCTCCTGTAACAGCACTACTTACATTTGTTTGAGTTAAAGTAACTGAACCCCATAAATCTGTTGTTTGTGAGCCTGTGTTATCTCCTAAAAGTGAACCTGCACTCCCACCAGGTTGATATCGTAATGCACCTAAATGCCCATTATTACTATTAAAAGCTCTTTCTTGTGAACCTGCTCCTATCCCTACATATGGATAAGATGTACTTACAACTAATCTCATTTCAATATAATATTTTCCACTTGTAACACCTATAGAAGTATTTACTCCACAAGCATCTGCTCCTGTGTTTCCTAATGCTTTTGTATTAGCAACAGTTAAATCTACATATGCTCCTTTTTCTATTCCGTTCCATGTTGCAAAGTTATTATTTGCTCCCATATTTAACTCCCTGTTCCTATTGTTGGACTATCAATTAATTGATTTGCAGATGTAAGACCAGTTGTAGCAAAATCATTATTATTTCCTGAGCTATCATCACCGAGTGCAGAAGCATCCTGAAATTTTAGATAAAATCCATTATTCCCAAATGTTAAACCACTTGGGTCTTTAGGAACCCATACACCATTTTTAGATTCACCAAAATCTGTATATGAAGCAGTTCCGTCTATTACTACAAACTCTGCTAGAGAACCACCAAAATATCCTGCCCCATCATATTCATAAGCCCCTATAAGTGTAAGCAAACCATTTTTTTTAATAGTAGTATCTGTATTTTGTGGGGGATATGGATTTATTCCACTATTTGTATAATTCCACAAATCACTATCATTAGTAGGTAAACTTTGTCCATTTATATATATTTTTACTCTATCATTTGCTGTACTTTGTGTTGAATCATATATCCATATAATATTGTACCAACCTGCAGGGTCTCGTAACTTTCCTTTATACCAAGCACCATTACCACCCCCATTCATAAAATAACCAAATTGGTCGCTAAATCCTGAAGGGTTATTAGTATTTATTTCAAGTTGATTAAAAGCATCTCCTGATATTATTTTAGTATTTGTTGTACTTCCTATTGCAGAATTAGTATTACTAGCACCATTTCTTTTCAGCCAAAATGATATAGCTACTTTATCATCTGTACTTGCAGCAGTTCCAAAGGTTTTAGACAATTTAGAACTTGTTCCATCAAAAAAACAACTATGCTCAATCTGATGTGAATAAAATCCTCCTCCACCTCCACCACCTGAACCTTGTCCAGATGCTCCTGCTCTATTTGATGTATTTAGTATTGCCATATTATGCGTATGCCTTTGTTCCTACTATTTGTATTAAACTTGTTGTATGCACGATATAATCTATTCTATCTACTGCACTTGCAGCAGTTGAAAGTGTAAAACCTGCCCCCCCTGCTGTTTTAAACTTTGAACCATAAGCTAGAGTTCTTCCTCCTGTTCCATCTTGTGTTACAAAAATAGAACCTGTTTGACCTGCAACTAAATTACTAGGATTTGCTAAAGTATATGCACCAGAGTTATCTGCTCTTAAATCTCCATTTCCTGCATTATCTGATAATATAAAATGATTGTTTAAAGCAAAATCTGGAGTAATTGTTCCATTTGATGCAGAATTAACTTGAGTTAAACTTCCTCTTTGTGCTTTTGTAAAAGTTTGATTTGCATCATTAAAAACTATATTTGCTGTATCTGCTGTTTGGTTTATTGTTGCTATTGTAACCCAAGCATCATTTCCTGAGTTTCTTAATTTTAATATATTTGTATTTGTATCGAACCACCACTGGTAAGCATAAGTTGTACTCGGTGATGATGCGTTACTATTGTTTGATACTATTGCAGCTAATGCTGAATTTATGTCTGCTCTTACGGTAGCACCATCTGCATTAGCTATTACATAATCATGGGTTGCCATTTATCCTCCTATAAAGTGTTACTTGTTACTGATAAAGCTGAGCATCTTATATTATATGCAGGGTCTTCTGTTGATAACTCTGCTTTAAATTTAAAATATCTATTGTTAGCTTCCACAGATTGAAATTCCTTAAAATCTATATATTCATTGGTTATGGTATCAAAATCTGCCCATGTGTCAATATTATCTGTTACTGCATCAAAACTTCCAAAAACTCCATCAGAACTTTCTGCATAAAATACTTTTAAATCTGCAACAGCCGCATCTCCTGTATTATCAAAAGAATTCCAAGTATCTATATTTGCTGTTCTTTGGTCAAAAAAACTATTTGTATTTACTATATTTACAGTTGCATTTGCTTGTAATCTTACTCTTGTAACTGAGCCTTTATCTATTTGATTAGCAAAAAAATAAGTTCCAGATGTATTAAGTCCACCAAGAAAATTAAAATCTGCAATACCATCAAAATCTGCTACTTGGTCTAAAGTTGTTGATGAATTTAACTGTAATTTATTATCTGACACTACCAAATTAGTTTTAGTTCCTGAAAATGAAGTGCTTTCTGTAACTGTAACTGTGTTTTGAAAAGCTAAAACAGTTGCAGCAGTTGTAACATTTGTTGATGCAGTTGCACAAAAATGACCAGAACTATCAAAAAATTTAGCTAAATATGTTCCTGCTCTTAAAGGAACTACAACAGAAGTAGAGTCTCCTGCTATTGTATCATCTACTAGAGTAGAATTATTCCATGTTGCTCCAGAAGTAACAGGGCTGAATCTAATTTCAACACCTCCTCCTAAAGTAACATCTAAATCTGTAGACTTATTCCATGTTAAAAAATTTAATCCTGCTGTTGGCTGAGAACTTAATCCTGTCATATTTGCAGGAGGTGCAGATAACCCAGATAGAGAAACAGATGTAGAGGAGAATTCAGAAGCTATACCAATAGCACTAATTGCTCTAACTCTAACATCATAGACTCCTGCTGACAAATCTAAAACAGATATTTCAGTAGATGGAGAAGTTCCTGCTGATATATATGTTGATGAACTAGAAAGCTTATATTGTACTTCATTAGAAGTTGCTCTTGCATCAACTGACCCTGTAAAAGAAATATCTAAGCTTGATGCTAGTCTTGAATTATCTCTGGCAACTACTAAATTTTCTACTGCTTGTAAATTTGTTGGAGGTAAAATACTAAAAGCACTAGGCAAAGTAGTATTTGGAGCAGATGCTAATACTTGTTGTTCTGTAGTACTCCAAGAATAAATAGAATCTGCATACTCTGTTAAAGTCATTGTAACAGATAATCCATCCTGATTATTAGTAAATCCCCAAGATGCAACTCTAAAAACTTTATTAGACCAACCATATCTTGTATTTGATATTTTTACTAAATCATTTGTATCTAAAGCAAAAGCAGAACATTTAAAAGTACCAGATACAGTAAGTGGTTGTCTAGCTTGATAAAGTTGAATTTTAGCTAATCTTTGTGCCATAGATTGAGAAGTAGTAAATGCCAAGTCTAAATCACGATAAATTACTTCTCCATTATCTTCTGTAATAAAAGAGGTAGGACTTAATGCAGGATAATCTGTTTGCTCCCATTCAGTTGTTTCCGATAAAAATTTTCCCTTAATAGAATTAAAATTATCTTTTCTGCTTAATCTTGCTTGAGTAGTTAAATCCCCTATAACATCATCTTCGTTCAAACTAAATACAGCAGTAGAAGTAGATGAAGCAAAAAATTTAAATTTACCATTTGAGTAAGTTATAACACCTCCCATTGAACTTAAAATATCATTTATATTTTGTCTTGGATTTACTCCTGTATCAATCATTCCATCTGCGGTATACCTCTTTTCTGTACCTCCTCCTGATAATTCTTGGTCTTCATCACATATATTTGCCGCTGTTGTTACTGTTGAATCATCTATTTTTGTTGAAGACATATTCATACCTTTAGCATCTGTCATATAATCCCTTAGTATCAAAGCAGGATTTTGACTGTATGCTGTGCTTCCTGTTCTTGTATCATAAACTTTTTTACCCTCTATAACACAAGCAAACTGCGGTATACCTTGAAAAATATCTCTATTAAATCTAAATCGCAAATACACATATGCAATACCAGATAATTTATGATTTGCTGTCCATAGTCCGTTTGATTCAGATATTAAATTAGCATTTGCTCCTTGTAAGGTTGTACCAACTGCTTTTTCAATTCTAAGAAAAGAAGTTGTTCCATCATAGTAAGGAGTAGAGGAATCATTTACATTTCCATTTCCATCTAGCTGACTTGGTAATATTTTGTTTCCATCTATATAATACTCTTGAAAACTATTTATTTCATGAGATGCCACTAAAACAATCATATGCAAAAATTGATTTTTAGTTGTACCTTCATCAGTAGACTCTAAAAATATAATAGGTCCACCAACTCTTATTTTTCCATATACTAATTTTCTAGTAGTTATAGCTTGTCTGAAAGATTGTTTTCTATCTGATTCTGCCAGACTTCCAAAAGGCTCTAGGTCTGGTATTTTTGGCTTAGGTGCAAGTTTTATTGAAGCATAAGTAAGTGCTGCAACAGCCATTGCAGCGTATACTGTACCCCCTGAAAAAAGTACGATTGCAGCTGATATAGCAACTTGAACAATATCCCCTCCCATTAGACTTTCCAAGCCATAGTTAGGTTCTCTCTAAGAATATCTTGATATCCATTTTTCATAACAAATCTTCCAAATCCCTCACACATTATACCTACAGTAAAACCAGAATTTTTCATATCATTAATTTTAGATATTTCTTCAGAATTAAATCCAACTATATCTCCTCTCTGTGCAAGATTTATATGAACTTTTTCAAACTCTCTATCAAAAAAATTTATGATATATTCATTAAGATTATTTCCTTCAATGTTATTATCTTTAAAAAGTTTTATACATTGATGCAAACTTGAATATTTATTTTTGTATTTAAAATATAATTTATTATTTGTATATTCGCTAAGACATTCTAAGACATATATCCCACAATCAGATATACCTCTTTTAAAAACTCTTTCTTTTTCAATTGCTTTTTGAAAAGCTATTTGCCAGTTATTTATCCTCTGCCCCATACTATCTCATCATCTTGTAGTCCTGCAACAAAATCTAAGCCTTCATCATTAGGAAAATCTATTTTCTGGTCTTCTGGAGTATATCTTCTTGTATTTGGTCTTTCTAGTGCAATAAGTTGGCTCTCACAGTTTACTGAAATATTTGCTGTTCCTCCAGAGTCACTTAATCTCATAACATCCATAAAGCCATCAAATATTGTATATGGCTGATAAATAATAATGTCAGAAGAAGGAGATAAACTTCCCCCCATACCAGAATGAATAGCACAAAAATAATAAAGATTTGTTGGGTATGAGCCAGATGCAGGAACAGTAAATTTTACTTGCCTTGTCGATGCTGCATTAAAATTAGTTGGATTTTTATAATCTGTTTCGCTAGTTGCTACTCCATCTAAGAAATATGTAACTCCTGTACCATAAATACTACCACTAGCATGAGTTCCATCACTTGTTGTAGAAAGTAAAAAAGGATGTCCATCTACAGAACTATCTGAAACATCAAAGATATATTTATTGCCATATTTTAAATCGATTTGTGCTTGTTGTCCTTCTTCTATAAAATATTTATTTCCTCCTGAAGTTGATTGTACTTTTATATTTATAGATGTTTCTTGGTCAGGGTCAGGAGCTAAAAAACATATTTTTGCTTTGAATGGTCTACCTGTATATGCTTCATCTAAAGCTATAGCAAGTAAAGAGCTGTCTAATCCTGAAAGAGTTGCAGAAAATCCATTTGCCCTTGTTTCAATAGATTCTTGAACTGCTGATATATCTAAAAGCTTTCCTGCTCCTGCGTAAGTGACTCCAGAATATGTTAAATTACCATATCCATTCCAAAGATTAACTGCTCCAGAAGAAAAAGTAGCCTCAATTAAAACTCCTACTTTTATTTTATTAGAACGAGCAATAGCTCTAAATACTGCTGATGTATCTCTCATAAAGTAATAACCTCTCTAGCAGAAAAAGATATTCCATAAGTAGATGCGGCATTTGTATCCCAACCAGTAATATTAGATGATAGTCTAAAAACTCCTTTTGTGTTTGCTACTGTAATAGCTAAATTATTATCAGGGCTTTGTCTTAAAGCAGGTTCAATTGATAAAGTAAAATTACCACTTCCATCAGAATTAGAATCTGCTGTAACCATATGCAGTCTTTGAGATGAACCACTTCCTAGTTGTATGTAATCTCCTGCTTTTAAATAACCTGTTTGACTATTAGGAGCACCATCACAGACAAGAGTATTTCCTGTTTGGTCTGCTCCATTTACTAAAGGTGTACCTGCTGATGTTCCTGCTGTACCTAAAGCTGTTCTTGCATCAAAATCCCCAAGATAAAAGCTTCCATATTGACCTCTTAAAGAAACAAGAAAAGCTACAAAAGCTCTTGCTGTGCCTGTTCTCATTGGAGGCATATTTAAATCTACTTCCCAAAATTCTCCTGTATATTGATAAACTTGTTGTGTAGCTGTAAAAATACTTTCTGCTACACCTATCTTTCTATTAATTCTAAAGTTTGTAGAAACTGGTACAGTACTTGGAAATGTTAAAGGATATGTTGTCATTTGAATATATCGGCTACTCGCCCTCCTCTTTCTTTTGCATCTATCATGGCATCTACAGATTGTTGTTTTATTGTTGGTAATAATGAAACTATTTCTGCTCTTACTGTCTGAGCTACTCCTACATCAAAGTTCAAAGTTTGATTAACAGTTCCTCCTCCTCCTGACATTTGTCTTGAACGATTGTTAGTCATTATGTTTCCTGCTGTGTTAGGTACAAATAACTCTGGTCCTCTTTCTCCTACAATATGAGCTTGATTAGGAGCTACATATCCACCTCCTGCAAAAGCAGATGGAGTATAACTACTTGTTACAGCAGGAGAGCTTCCCCCACCACCTCCAAAAAATCCTGCTACACTTCCAAGAAAACCTGCTCCTCCTGACATACCTCCAACAGCTCTTGCCAATGCGGCTTGTATTTGAATTTTTATAAATTGAGCTATAATATCTCTAGCTATATTTTTCAAACTATCTCTAAATCCTTTCCATCCTTCTCCCATTCCCATCAGACTATCTGCCATTGTATCTGATAATGATGTCATAGTTCTATCCAAACCTTGCATCAATATAGCACCTGCTTTTGTACTTTCAAACATTTTTAAATTTAATTCCCCTAATCCCTCTGCAAATTGGGCAGATGATATTTTACCAGATGCTTTAAGTCTATTTAATGTTTCTATTTTATCACTTAAATCTATAGCAGAAAATCCTAATTCTTCCATCAATGCTTTCTCTTCATCTCTTTGCTTTTGTTGTACTCTAAGAGCATCTTCTCTAGCTTTTTCTAGAAGTTTTTGTTTTTCTTTTTCTTTTTCAAGAGCCTCTTCTACTTGCCTATCTCTTGTTTCCATTGCTTCTTTCTCAGCTTTGATAGCATTTTGATGAGCTTGTCTTAGTTGTATTTCAGATATTAGTTGAGATAAAAGTTCTGGATTATCATCTTTAAACTCTCTTCTTACTTTCATAAGTTCTAAATCTGCTTCAGTTGCACCTCTTGTTTCAGCCTCCAAAAGCTTGATTGCAAATCTTTCTTCCTCTATTGCTTCTTCAAGTTCTTTTGAAGCTTCTATCTGAGCTTGTTTTATTTTCTTTTGTATCTCTTGTTCTTGAGCTTGTTTCTTTAAAAATTCAATTGAATCTGCTCTACTCTTGTTCAAAGCTTGTTCAAATTGATTTAATTCTTCTGTTTCTTTTGAAACTAATCCAAGTGTTTCTGCAAGTTTTCCGAATCCATCCTTAACTAATAAAACTCCTTTTGCTACTCCTACTGCCGCAATGACATATGGATTTTTCAAAACTGCTATATTAAAGTTTTTTTGTGCGGTTCCTGCTATTCCCAAAGCTGTAGCAAGTCCATAAAATGCTGAACCTATGTTAATAACTACTGAAGCTAATTTAAGTGCTATAAAAGTTCCTATGACTTTCACTAAATCATCAAAGTTCTTTACTACAAAAACAATAGCATTTCTTAATCCTGTCATAGCTTTACTTAATACTTCAGATAATTGTTGTGCAAATTCTTTTATTCCTGCTTGATTTTCATTTATGGTTCTTTGTAAATCTTTAAAATGATTTGTTAGATTTCTAAAAAATCCTGCATCATTTAATGTTCTTTGAAAAGTAAATACAGCATCTCCAATCATGCTGAGAGTTCCAGAAAAAGTTCCTGCTAATCTATCAGTTATTCCATCATTTTCTTTTGCAAACTTTTCTAAAGCTTCTCTTGTTTCTCTTACTGATACTTTAGTTCCTGCCTTGAACCCAAGCATGGCTGTTACACCTCTATCTCTGAATAAGTCTGCTGCACCTATTCCTGCACTCAATGACCTCTGAATTTGTTCTGATGCAGTTCTAAAATCTAAACCAGTAGCCGCGGCTATAGTACCAGTCATTTGTAGTAATTCGCCTAGTTCATCTGCATCATCTGCAACAGCTAATAAACTTCCTGAACCTGCTTGAATTTGTTGCAGACTAAATGGCACTTTACCTGCAAATGTTGCCATTGTGTCAAAAGCTTTTGCTCCTTCTTCAGCAGAGCCAAAAAGGGTCTCAAATCGTATCTGAAGGCTCTCTACTTCATTTCCTACTCCTATTAAGGATTTTAGTCCTGCCCCTACTCCAAGCCCAACTATAGCTCCTTTAAGGCTGAATATACTTCCTGCTACTCCTCCAAGAGTTCCTCTAAGCTTACTAAATGATTGTCTTATATTTGCTGTAGCATTTTTGGAGGCTCTTTGAGTTTGTGCTAACCCTGCCTTTAAGTCTTTCATATCGGCTTCGATACGAACTATTAATTTATCTACTGTTGCCATTAGTCTGGATATAACTCCATTAAGTTTTGTAATTCATCTGGTGTCATGGATTTATTTTTCTTGCTTCCATTTATTTCCATAAAGCCATCTATTGCTGTGTGTAATTCCATCAAACTCATATTCCAAAAGTAATTAGGTGGCATATGTAACATCCCCAAACAAATTTCCATATAGCGAAGCCAATCTAGTTTGGTAGAACTGACTCCGTTTCCTCTTTTTTTTCGGCTACTTCCTTGCCTCCTGTTATAGTATTGGTTAATATCTCGCCTGTAACTTTAAATCCTTCAACAAGTCCTGCGTTATAAACCTCTTGTCCTATATCTTTGGCTGTCAAGTCGTTACCGCCTCCTCTGATAGCTTGTGTTAAAATTACAATAACTTCCTGCATTTTAACTTTTTGTGTCATCAGGTCATTAGCTATTTCCAGAATAGACTTCCCTACTTCTGTTTCTATTCTAACTATTGCGTCTAAATTAAGTCTTGTCTTGTACTTCTTCTGATTTAGACTTATTTCTAGTTCCCCTCTTAACTTGTTTACCATCTTCTTTTACCTCCAATAATAATGTTTCGTTGCGTTCTGCAACATTAGTTATCATTGTAACTTCTATTGCTTTTCCGTCAACAGAAATAGTACTTTCTGTGCTAATTCCTTCTGCGTATGGCATTTCAATCTGATTGCCATTTTTAACACCTTCTATTTCATTATCATTAGCTGTGATAGTAATTTTTTCCCAAGCCATATCAAACTCCTAATTATACTGTTGCAAAAGTAATAGCTCCACTACTCTCAAAAGTAAAAGAATATTGAACAGAGTCATTATATTCTCCAGAGTATTCTAAAGTAGTAAGCATAAATGAACCAGTATATGTTCCAAAATCAGGTACTAAAAATTGATAGTTTGCCAAAGTTGAACTATCAAACTTTCCTTCTAGTGTAGATTCTGAAGCTGAGTCTGTAAAAATTCCAGAGCCAGATATAGTCATACTATTAATACCACCTTGTGCAAGTATTGTTCTTGCTCTTGAACTATCTTTGTTTGTAATATCAACCATTTCATCATTCATTGATATAGATGTTGAACGCATCCCTCCTATTGTAGTAAATGTTTCAGGTGAACCTGCATTTCCAATCTTCATTAATAATGCTGAACCTTTTTGAGCCGCCATTTTTTTCCTCCTATTTATTAATCAGTTATAAAAGCTCTAAAACGCATGATGCCATGTCTTATGACACCATCCCCTTCTATCACTTGAGTTGTAAATTCACATCTCAAAGTAATTAAATTTGCACCACTTACAGATAAACTGTGGTCATGCAATAAATCATATACTCTTTGCATAATATTCTTTGTTTCTTTCATGCCTCTATATGAACTATAAACATCTATATTAAACACATAATCCCTTGCGTCAAGGTCTTTCATAGCATTGTCTGTAGTTGTTCCTTCTCCCAAAGTTACAATTGGCAAGTTATTATCATCTGGAACAGAGTCAAAAACTCCTTCAATCAATCCTCCCAATGTACCATCTCCATTAAGCCTTGAATATAAAGCTTCTTGTAAAGGAAAAGCATCTAAACTCATATCATTATCCTAACTTTAAAATAATCATCTCCTATAATTTTATTATTTCCTTGAATTATTCTTCCTACTATTGTATCTCTATATTCTTCAAAACCATGAGGTGCAATAGCTTTGGCTGATATAGATTCGTCTTCATCTACAAATCCTGCTACATAATCTCCTATCTCGTAAACTCCTTGCACTAATATTGTATACACTCCTTCAGATAATATCTTGACAGGCTTTGATTTTTCTACTACTACAAACATTCTTATATCATCTAAAGAATCAACTAATTGACCTTCAGAAGTTAAACCCATGACTTGAAATCTTATTTCTTCTTCTTTTTTTTCCATTTACTAATCTTTGTTTTTATTTTTTTAAAAAAATTTTTAATTCTTTTTAATAATATTTTCATTTCATTCCTTTATTTACTGCGTTAACACTATCTAATCTATATTTCTTTTTTGCTTCTTCTGCTGATGGTTGCATAAATGGTCTGGCTTTCATTTTTATTGTTCCAAACTCCAGAGCCTCACTATAATCAGCATTGCTAATAACTTCTGCACCTAATCCTCCTGCATCTATCTTTACAGCTATTTGATTAGCTAAAAACCCTGTATCACTTGCAGGGTAATCTCCTTCTGCTGATATATTAATTGTTCTTTTAGGATTATATCTTGTAACTTGTCCTCCTGTTCTTGCGTTACTTAATATATTTCTTACAGCTATATTCCTTATTTCATTACTAGATAAATTTACCACTCTTATTAAATTAGCTTGTACTCTAGCTGACTGTCCTTTGATTCTATCGTCAAACTGTTTTTGATTTACTACTTTCACATTTATCTTAGACATCTTCTTGATTCCCTTCTGAGCATCTAAATAATAAAAATTTATCTCTCTCCTCTAGTGTATATACATATTTTACAGATAAAATTCTAGTTGTTCCGTTATCTGACCAACTAATTCTCATTTGTCCTCCATTCGCTTTGTAATCAATGTTACTATAATATCTTGTATATACATCATGCGTAAGTTTGTGTTCTATTCTTCCAGACTTAAAATCATCTGAACCACTCAAAGGCTTAATGTAAGCAAATAAAGTTCTTGTGTTTCCAAATGATGAGGTAAAACCTCCTCCTGTGTCTGTGCTTCTTGTTCTTGATTGCAGATTAATTGAATATCTCAATTTACTTATTGGAATTGATTGTTTAGCCATCAGCTAAATCCTATACCAAATCTTCTTACAACATATGGTCGCAATAAAGATTCTAATACACCACTTACTGTAGTAGCTGATTCTCCTTTTATTATTGGCTCTGGATTTTCAAATATATTTACTGCCATTGTTATGATTGCTTGTCTTATTGCTATGGGAACATCTCCTGAAGATGAACCGTATCCTGCTACATAAGTAATTTCCATTGAATTAGCTACTCTCAACATTTCTCCCCATACTTCTCCTCTCCTTAATACTGCTCTTCCTATTTCACTATTGCTATCAACATAATATACCGAAGTAGCTAAAGTAGTAGCTGTATCAGAATCATTGAAAGTTTTAATATGAGTAACTGATTGTAACGGAGGCTTTGGTAAATATATTGCTCTTGCTATATAAGACATATACGGACCAACTGATACTCCTTCTTGTATTGGAATATTTTCATCCTCATAAGGCAAAGCATCCAAAGATAATTTTAATGTTTGATTGATAAGCGACCTGCCAAGATACTCTGCAACAATCGCTGTAGCTGTGCTTCTTGCTGTACCAATTAAGTTGTCATGTGTAGAGTCGCTTGTAGCTATTCTCAATGCTCTTTTAATCTCATTATCTTCAACAGGCTGTGCTGAAGGACCAGTAACTACTGTAACTCCACTCATTCACTATTCCTCGTCAGTTTCTTCTATTTTTACTTCTTTTATTTTTTTTGTTACTTTTTTAGTTTCTTTAGGCTTTACTATCTTCTTTTCTATTTTGCCTATTTCTTCTGCTACTCCATTTTCAATCCATGCGTTAGCAAGTGCTTTAGCCCAATCCTCATTCATATCATAGGTTATACCTTTTTCATAAGTCATGCTGATACTCCCAATTGCGTTGGCTTTTCCTGCTTTATCTTGTAACATTTTTACTTTCATTTTTACCTCTTAAATTATTGGGGGATATATTTCAATCCCCCATTTATCATCAACCAATGAGACTATCCTGTTGGACTTCCGTCATTTCCTCCAGAATCTGGTTTGTGTATTGGACTTGTTACACCAATAGCTCCATGTGGTGTACCATTAGTATGAGTACCTGTTCTAACTATAGCAACTCTTACATATCTTTCTGGTCCAACATAGCCAATCTTATATGCTGCATCATCCTCAGATGCCGCATCTACAGTTGCAAAAACTCCTGTAGAAGTATTAACAGCTCCGTATGTGACTCTGTCGTTATCAGTAACAGCAGTAAATGTAGAATTATCAGAAGAATCTTCTAATCTATAATCCCATTTTACTGTTGAACTCAAAGTATCGCCTGACTCTCCTGTGTTAACTACAATCATTGCACTTCCTGTAGTTAAAGCAGTATCTACACCATTTGAATTTGTAGTTGCATCTGTTGTGATAGTAGCAGGGTCAATTATCTGAGTTACTGTTAAATTATTTGCTAAATCTTTTTTAGACATATCAGTTCCCTCCTATTATGTTAATGTTAATTTACGGATAGCTTCTGCCATTACGACTTGACCACCAACTCTTTTTCTAGCTAAAAATCTGATAGAACCAGATGCAGCTTGAGTGAATGGGTCACGAAGTATTGATAGATTAATTCTATCCACGATTGTATAACCTCTGGAGAAATCTCCAAAGACTACAGGCACAGTTCCATCTCCGACATCTGGCATATCAGAAGCTTCTACATATGGTTGACCAAGTATTGTGTTTGGTACACCAGTTTGTAGAGAGAAACCAGATTGGAAAACATAAGAACCACCTGTTCCTGTGTTTAACTTTCTGATTGCAGCTAATGTGCCTCTATTGAACATGAAAGTTCCGTTTCTAGCATAATCACTTTTGATATCTCCATATAGTGATAATAGATTATCAATAGTAATTGCATCATTTGCTCCTGCTGTAGAACCAACAGATGTATTTGTTAAAATACCTTCTGGCTGTCCTGCACCAGTTCCTGAGATAAATGATGTTCCTTCTGCTACAGCAAACTGTGTAGCAAATTCGCTAGATAGTTCTGATTCCATATTGAATACTGGGTCTTCAACATCAGCTTGAGATATATCTACAAGTGCGTATAACTCATGTGCTGTGATTTCCTCTAATCCATATGTTAATCCTGTAGACTCGCTTCTTGCTCCTATTTCAGATACCCAACTTGCACTAAAGACACCAGTTCTTGATGGAATCTGTACACTTCTTTGAGTTGTGTTTCTTACTCTTGCAACAGCACGAACAGGCGACATTTCAGTAACTTTCTTTAAAATTTCTCTAACATATTCTGGGGGTGCAAGATAGCCTCCTCCTGTATCATTAGAAACAGTCAAAGTCTTTACTTCCATATCATCTAAAGCATCTGCTCCCTTTCTAAGATATTTTTCATATGCTACAGATTTTTCATCAATATCTTTGCCTGAAAAATTGTTGCTTGGTCTTTTTAACATTGTTTCAAAGTTGTCAATTTTTTCGCCAACTTTCTTTTGCTCCATAGCTATCTTAGTTGCTTTCTGGTTAAAATCTTCAAGGGAATCAAGTGTTCCTTCAATCTTCTTTAACTTTTCGTCAACTAATGGGTCAACAGAGCCTTTCTTTTCAAGGGCTGTAAGCTTCTCATCATAAGTACTTTTGAATTCCTCAAAAGCCTTACCTGTATTATCAATACATTCCTTGAGTTCGTTTTGACTAATTGTATCAGTCATAATTACTCCTTATTTGTATTAGTAGTTGAAAGAATTTTAATAACATCTTTAAAAGATGATATTAAACCGCTGTTGTCTTGTTTTGCATCATCCCAATGGTCAACCAGACTTGAATAGATAGCCTTACTTGCTATCTTGCTTTGAGAACGAGATAAATTACCTTCCTCTCGAAGAAACTTCTCCCAATCTCTAATAGTCCTGTCATTTGCTTTGACCGAAGTTATCTGTGCCTTCGGATTCATTGGAAATGTAACAAGACTAATTTCCATTAAGTCTACTTCTTTGAGATATCTTTTTCTCTTTCTTTCGTCATAGACTTGTTTCTTAGGGTCAGCTTTATAGCCAATGGACAATCCATCTAAAGCACCCATCTTTAATAACTCATAGGCTTCTCTGCCTTTTTGTGTTCCTAGTGCAAGTCTGCCCTGCACCTTCAATCCGTTTTCATCTTCTCTAATTTTATCATATACCCCTATTGGCATTTTTGTATCATGTTGCATGAGCATTTTTACATTTTTTGGTTTTCTTCTCATTAAGCTTTTTCTAAATGCTCCCTCTACTACTACATCATTTCCTAAATCTTTATTTCCAAATATTGATGCATACCCTTCAAACTTTCCCATGTCCTCTTCATCATCATCATCTCTGTATGCTTTCAATTCAGCAAAGCAAGTAAAAGTTTTGCTATCAAAACTCTTATCTTCTTGGTCAGCATACTCTGGTTTAAATTTTAAAGGACTCTCTATATCATCATCAAATAAATCACTCATAATATCATAATACCTGTTTATTTTAGTTGTTATTGTACTCTTATCATTCTCTGGGATATTAACTCCTCCTCTAGCTCCACTTATCGCACCTGCCGCTGAAAATATAGCTCTTGGAACTGCTACTAATTTGCCATCTACTACATCTGCTATTGGAAGTTTATATCCTCTAAAATTATCTTCATCATCTGGGTTAAAATATAAAAAAGCATTTTTGTAACTACTGCTAGGATTATCTTTACTGTTAGTAAAAGTTCTTACTCTTTGTATAGCAGAATCAGAATCCCATTCTCTCTCCCTATCATCTAGGACTTGTAACATACCTCTTGGAGTAGATTTTAAAACACTCATATTTATGTCCTCACGAATCAATGTACCTATTTTTTTTACATTTGCAAATATATTTTGTAGCTACTATGCACAAAAAGTACTAGATTTCAGGCTTTTTTATGTATTGTTTATAATATTGTTGACAAATGTCTACAATACTGTAATATGATTCGTATATTAATTATAACAAAGGGAATAAAAAAAATGACAAAAATAAATATAACAGAAAAAGAATCAAAACTTATGGAATTATGTTTTAACGGAGAGCCTTCAAGACATCAACATGGAGATAACTTTAGTGAAGTTGGACCTGTTGAAATTATGAAAATTCTTAATTGGACTAAAGAGCAAGTTGGAGGAGTAATATCAAGTTTAGAGAAAAAAGAATTAGTTTGGTCAGAGCCAGAAGATAATACATATGGATATATTCCTGCTACTGTTCATCTAACTGAAGAAGGCATTGATGCTTATTGCGACCTTCACAATATCAACGACCTTTAATCAATAACTAGGGGGATGAAAATCCCCCACAACTATAGGGATAAAAAAATGTATAACAATGATGATATAATGCAAGAGATAAGAGAAGCAAATAATAATACAGAAAAATTATTAATTAAGATAGACGGATTACAAGCACAAAACAAGTTACTTACTAATGCTTTAGAAAAAATTACAATAAGATTAAATAGATTGGAAAGAGATAAAGAAATAAATAAACAAGAAGGGTATGTTGAGGCTGATGATTTTGAAAATGCTGATGAAGTAGATACTTGGGTGCAATCTCAACAGTAATTATTTTGAGTTTATAGTTTTTTCTATATTACTCACTTTCTCCTTAATGACTGATACATCAATAGCGATTTGTTGAATTGTATCAGTCTTTTTTTCTATGGTATGTACCCTTGTTGTCAGCGAACCATAAGCTACTCCAACACTTACTATAACTACAATCAGAGTAACAATAGTTTCTATTTTAATATTAATTTTTCTCATCATGTTAAACTCATCAAATAGGTTATATAATAATAGCCAAAAACTGCAACCCCTATTGTTAAAAATACCACTATAGTTATAGCTTTATTTCTTGCTTGTCTTTTTTGTTCTTCTTCTATTGCTTCCATCTGCATTTTTCTTTGTCTAGCTATTTCTGCTTGTAACCTCTGCCATTGACCAGGTTTACCATATAACATAAACATTTCTCTGAGCTTGGCTCTAGTTTCAGCTACTTCTTCTTTTTTAAAAAATTCATCTACTGCATTTCCCTCTACATTTCCTATTTTGGAAAATAAACTATTCTTCTTTCTCTTTGCACCAACTTGTAGTTGTGCTTCTGCCTTCGCATATTTGGATATAGGTCCACTCAGAGAGCTTATATCCCTTCCTGCTTGGATTGCACTAGAGATAGCACTACTTGCCGCTGATACTGCTGAAAAGGCTGTTAATGGGTCAATCATTTCTTCTCCTTAAATATAAATCTGGTGTTTCTCTTTCCCATTTCTTAAATTCTGCTTCTTCTTCTGGGGTTAATAATAAAAAAGCTAAATCATATTTTTCTTTATCTTCTTTTGACCATGAGCTTTCGCCTTTTCTCAATAAATCAAAAATTATTTGCATAGGGTCAGTTGACATTGTTTGCCTTTTTTAAAATATCTTCTATTAAATCAATAAATAATGGGTCTGTCAGTTCTTTTTTATTTAAAAAGTATAATGCAAAGTTTTCTGTAAACCACTCTTTCGTATTTTTATCTCCATATTTTGTTGGTGCACCCCTTATTCCATAGTTTACATCACGACCATTTACTCCTTTTAATTTCCTAAGTCTTTGTTCTAATATTGGGTCAAGATAGTCTTTTAAATTTTTTACATCTGTTATTTGATGAACATGATGACCAAACTCATGATACATAGTAGAACGAATCTTATCAATACCATCATCAAAATATTCATCACTTCCAAATGGTCTTTTAATAGTTTCATCTCCTCTTTTCCATGTTGATATTGGTTTTATATCAGGTGCATCAGTTTTCTTAAATAATTTATCTAGCTCGTTTCTTTTTTTTGTTTTAAGTGATTTATTATTTTTGTATCTAATAACCCATTCATTATAACCTTCAGGATATAGTGGCAATGGTTTACCATCTGCATCTAGTAATCTTGGTAAAGCAAACTGAGTTCTTATGGCATTAAATCTTCTTTTTCCTTCCTCGATTAAAGCATCCTGATTATCTGATAATTCTTTTATTTCTTTAGCTAACTGATTTTCCTTAGCTATGTCATCTGGATTTTTATTGAATTTTCTACCTTTGCTATTTCTAGCATATTCATTAAAAACTTTATAATTAATAAACATATTACCATCTCCCATACTTGCTCCAACTCCTTTTTTAGTGCCAGAAACAAATCCATTTAGTTTTGGTATTTTAAATCTATCTGCGAGTTCGTCTAGTTCTTTTGTTACTTCTAAAACTATAGAAGCTGTATCATCTTCCATACCTCTTAATCCGTTTGTATTTACTCTTTGCCCTCCTCTAAATCTACTTCCGTAACTTCTATAATAATCATCAAAATCATCTGCTATTGCTCTATCTATATCTGTGTATTCTGGTATTACTTTTATTGTTCTATCGTCTAATTCTTTTTGTACTTGTCTTTTGCTTTTTAGAATAAGAGTTGGATAAGTCAAACTTGCATTAGCAGGACTAGATAATAATTTTTCTATATTTACTACTTCTGGTGTAACATTTGGCAATGGTTTTGGAACTACTGTTCTTGCTGTTTGAGCAATATCAGTATCATAAACTGTTGTTTCTTCTTCTATATAAAGTGTTACGCATCTACAGTTGATAACATTTCTTGCTCCTCCGTTAGGGTCGCCTGTATACTGCATAGATGCTCCATCTACTACAAAAGCTTCATCCATAGGAACTGTTGTTCCATTGGCTGTAACATGAGCAATTCTTGTTCTTTCGTCTGAGGTCGCAACCCATTGCTTTTTAAGCTGTACTCCAGATGATTGTAATTCTTTTCCCATTTCATGATTAGCAAAACTTGCGGCACTATGTGTTTCAGTTCTAGCTATAGTTGCTGACCTTGCTCTTGTAAATCTTGGCTGAAATCTTTCTTCTATTTGTCTGGCTGTTTGTGCTACTCCTAATCCTTCTTTTTGGGCTTGGCTTATCACTCTTTGTAGTTGTTTTCTAGTTGTAGTATCAATATCAGATATATGATTTGCACCCACACTTGTCATATATCTTTCTGTAAGAATATCAAAGAAGTTTCCCTCTTTTTTAGTAAGCCTTCGTTCTAATCTTTCTGAAAATGTTTGTATGATACGAATATAAAAAGGCTTGAGAGTTTGTTCTACTTTGTTTCTAGTTTTAGAAAAATATAAGGTTAGACCTGTAGTTCCTGTAGATTCATATATATTTGCTCCCTTGTTTCCAAACTCATTAAACATAATAATAAGCTTTCTTTGCATTGACTTTTCAAAGTTTACTCTTATTCTGTTTTGTTCTCTTAACTCTTTTCTAGCATTTATAAATCTAGTTTGTTTGAGCTGTAGATTGTGGTACATCTACTTCCTTTTGGACAAAGGATGTCCTTTTGGCAGTAAATCTCTGTCAAATTGACCACTTCTAAATCTTCCACTTCTGACTGCATAAAGGAAGGCATTTACCCTAGCAATCGCCCATTGGTCTGGACCCATGACATTTCTACGGACACTTTCTGGATTTGTTCTATATGCACCAACTCCTCTTCGGAATACTGCTTCTAACATTCCCTGCGTTACTCTCTTTCCTTTCTTATCTCCATGCTTTTCGTTGTGTTCTTTTACTTTGTTAGCTATTGTTTTCTTTATCTTACCACTTACTTCCTTGATATCCTCTTCAGCTTTCGCAATAACTTCTTCTTCAAATTCTTTATCATCTCTTTCTCTGTTCAGTTGATTTCTGACTTTTCTTGACCAAGAGAATCCTGCATCTCCTCCCCATAAACCCCATGCAACTCTTCCTGCACTTGGATAACCCTCTTCTCCTCTTCTAAAACCTGTTGCTTCTTTATCTACTTCATGTCTTGAAAAGAAACTGAACATTCTTCTTACTACATCTGGAGATAGTCTTTGTCGGTTTACTAATTGTCTTGCTCTTGCCATTCCTACACTTGTTCCTCCTCTTTTCCCTTCTTTTCTCCAATCTAATGACCTCTGAGCCTCTTCTGCCATTGCTTCTGTTGGCTTTGTATCTACATCACTTTCTGCCTTATTCTGTCCTGTTTCTCTAAGATATATGGCATGAGAACTACAAGGCATATAAACATTTCCATCAGGTGTTCTTAATGTATGTGTTCCTTCGCATCCTAATTCTTCTGCTCTTGCTCTTGCTTCTCCTACAGAATCAAATACATCTCTTCCTTCTCCCATTCTTGGGTCAGCAGGTTGCTTTAAATCTCTGCCTGTAATTTCTGTATAATCACTATGGCTTTGACATGGCATAAAGACTTGAGTATCTCCTTCTTGGTGTGCATGATATCCAACACAACCTAACTCTATTGCTCTTTCTTCTGCCTCTTCTATTGTAGAATACACATCTCTTCTAATCTCTCTTTTTATTCCATAATATTCTTCTGCTATCTTTTCTGCATCTCTCCCTGTCAATGGCTGTTTAGGACTAGCCTCTGGACTGCCTAAGGGAAATAGATTAGCAGGAATGTATACTTCATTACCTCCAGATATGGGGTCTAAGTCTAATCTTTCTCTTGCTTCATTTCTTGTTAGCACTCCTTCGCTTACTGCCCTAAGAATATTATCTGTAACCATTCTTCTTCGTTCTGTGATAGCAGGTATACCATCAATGTCATATTCAAGTTTTAAATCCTCGCCATATACAGGAACTAACCACTCATTCAAATCAGATTGCACATGACGCAATAATGGTATGATAGTTTCCTCATATAAAGCCAATCTAGCTTCAGCCATGTTTGCATAAGTTTGTGCATCTGGTATACCAACTAACTGTGCAGGTACACCGAATGTCAAAGCTATATCTCTGGCACTAAGATTCTTCATATTTGAGAAATCCATTTCCTTTGGACTTAATCCCATTTCTTTATAATCAAAATCTCCCTCTAATATCATAGTCCTTCCTGCATTGTCGCTTCCTGTAAATCTGCTTTGTAAATCCTGCCTTAATTGTTCTCTCTGTCCGTCTGTGAGAGTTGTCATTGCTCCTACTTCATCCTTAGGCTTATATACTACTGCACCACTTGGTCTTGCTCCGTTGACAAGTAAATGGGCATTATGTCTGTTTGTTAAATTGTGTTGGTCAATATCAGAAGCACTAGGCATGATAGGACTCAATCCTAAATAATCGTCTAATGGATGGAATGTTTTGATTTGCTTGACATCTGATTGTCCATTGATTTGGTCTACAGGATAAACAGCTTTTGTTTTTCCGTTTACTACAAAATTATAAGATTCAGGGTACATATGATTAGATGTTTTTATCTGTATTCTGTCAGGTCGCAATGTGTGAAGTTCTTTTGGCATTTGATTATCTTCGCCTATTCTAAGCAAGTAAGAATTACCTGCTAGTAAAAGATAACTATAGACTTGTCTAAAATATTCAAACTGTGAACAGCTTGGATTAGGTCTACTCAACAAATCCAGAAGTGGGCTATCTTCTATTCTTTGTTCTCCTCTCATCAGCTTAAATTCAACTGCTGATGCACCATTAGCTATTTCATTTACGCATCTGTAAGCAACTGCATTTTCTACATATCCATCTGTTGCTAAGTCATTATAACTATCTCTCTTTGTTCTATTGTTGTAACCTGTTTGATGATATGAAACTATTGGCTGTGTATTATATTTTTTCTCTGTAGCATCAAATAAGGCTTTCCATGCACTCTTTATTCCCATTAAGTTATCCTCCACATTGCTTGTTTGCTAGATGATGATAGTTCTGTCATAGCCCATACCATAGCATCTAATCTATCTGGCGACTTATGTCTATCTCCTGTGTAACTGCACATTTGGTCTTCTAATATTTTAAATGTACCACTATGAAAAACTTTGCCCTGTTCATATAATGCTGATATAGGCTCTGCTCTTACTAACTTTCCTCTTGTAGCAGATACAGATTTGTATTTTACCATATTATCTATGCCTCTTATTAATCTGCCTACTAAATCGCCTCCGTTGTTGACTTCAGCTATAATCATATTAGCTTTATACTTATAATAAGCATTGATTGCTGTTTTAGCCCAATTGTCAGCAGACATTTTACCAGAAACATCATCTATTATATAATAGTTTTCGTCAACCCCTTTTCCTGCCACAATAATTCCTGTTTCATCTGAATTTACATTATTTGTTACAGCAGGGTCTACCCCAACAACAATTCTTCTCATTTCTGGTAACTCTCTTGTCCTGCCTTTTTCTATCATTGCATAACTCCATAATGCTCCTTCAAAGTCATCTAATATCTCTGCATATAGTTCTTGCCTTCCTAGTCTTGTTCCCTCATATCTTTCCTTGAAAGCTTTTAATGCTGATGGAGCAAGATTGTCTTTATTTTCAAAGGTATTACCAGTTGTAATGTGAGCATCATCTCTTTTCATTATCCCTTTTATCAACTCTGTTGGTCTTGGAGTAGTTGTTATGACTGTTTGAGGATGTTGTCCTAATCTCATTCCAAATTGTAGTTGGTCATAAGCCTCTGGATATCTCCAAGAAGCTAATTCATCACACCAAGCCCTGTGATATTGTGGACCCCTAAATCTATCTGGCTCTATTGCCGCATATCCCTGTATCATGCTTCCGTTGTATAAATGTATCTCTACAACTGATTTATTATATCCTCTGGTTCTTGATTGTCTGTAGTAGCAATCTTCTGGAATGATAGATAAAATACCACTATCTCCTTCAAAACATACTCTTCTTAAATCGCTGAATGTTGGTGCGACCACAGCACATCTGGTATTACCATTTGTCAAAGCATAATGAACAATATCCTGTGAGCCTGTTCTGGTTTTACCCCATCCTCTTCCTGCAAGTATTAACCAAACATTCCAATCGCCTGATGGGCTTATTTGTTTTGGTCTTGAAATTCTAAGCCAATTAATGTATTGCTTTCTCGCTGTTTCGCTTGGCTTCGGCAAGTTGTTCAAGTATCTCATCAACTTGTCTTGCTGTGTTTTCATCATTAAATTGTGCATCTATCCTCGTGTTATCTGTGCTATCGCCTAGAGCAAGTCTGCCTATCTTCTGTACTGATATTAATGCTGTTGCTAACTTTGTTAAGCTTTCTGGACTAAATGGCTTTGCTGTATTATTACTTGCTATTGCTCTTGCTCCTTGACTTAACAAATGGGTTATCTGTCCTTGCATTGCCTTCGCTAGATTTAAATTTCTAGCATCAAACTCTACAGATTCTTTTACCATCATTTCTCTTTTCTTAGCATCTTTCTCTTCTGCTAATTTCTTTTCAAATATCTGCCTTTGTTCTTTCCAATCTCCTTCTCTTGCTTTTCTGAACAGAGTAACTACAGCAACATTAAAATCTTTTGCTAAACTTTCTATGGATGGGTATACCCTATCTCCTGTTGCATCCTCTGTACCTGTAACATACAGCTCTCTAATCTCTTCTAATCGACTTGCAGTTGGTTTATTTTTAGTAGGCTGATTCGTCATGATTCGTAGCATATCTGGTTTAGTTTATTATTTCAACAAAAATATTTTTTGCAAAGCCTAGTTTTCTGCGTGTTGTATGATGTAAATTATATTGTTGACATATGTAAACAAATGATTACTATGATTATATTATTAACAACAAAGGGGATAAAAAAAATGTTTAGAAGATTTGGAATTGAAATAGAAGTAGTCAACACAAACAGACAAAAGCTAGTTACTGCAATGAGAGAGCAAGGATTATCTTGTGAGTATGAAGGATATAATCACAGAACTACTAGCCATTGGAAGATTGTTACTGATGCTTCAGTAAGAGGGGGATATGAATTAGTTTCTCCAATACTTGAAGGCGAGGAAGGATTACTTGCAATCAAGAAAGCAACTAAGGCAATATCTGCTTCTAAAAGAAATTCAGACATGGACCAAGTAAATCGTTCATGTGGAATTCATGTTCACATTGAAGCAAAAAATTTATCAAGCAAAGATATGTATTTTGTTATCAAGAGATACCAAGATAATGAGTCTATGATTGATAGTTGGATGCCAATTAGTAGAAGAGCAAATACTAATAGTATGTGTGGGAGCATTGCTAGTACTTTTAATGCTCAGAGATTAGCTAGATTAGATGCAATGGAAGATACTTATGAAGATTTAGCAAATGCTATCTTAAATTGTTCTCATACTAGATATTCAAAAGTTAATGTTCAATCTTACGGAAGATACAAGACTATAGAATTCAGACAACATTCTGGAACTACAGACTATAACAAGATTGCTAATTGGATTGAGTTCTTACAAAATTTTGTTGAGCAATCATCAAAGCTTAAAAATTCTTTTTCTTTTAGTGCTTCATACAGACCAAGAGCTAAAAGTAAAAACTATGCTTCTCTCAGAGAGCAAGTTGCTTTAGCAGGGGGAAAAATGAAGTATCATGGAGGTGGCAGATGGAAAGTCATTAATAATTCTGGAGAAACTTTTTATTATACTCATACTTTTCTTGAAACTCTTTACAATGAATCTTCCTTAATTGTTGATAAATTCAATACTTGGATATCTAATCTTGGATTTTCAAATGAAAATGCTCAAGATAGTTCATTGATGGCAGGACAACCAGAGTATGTAAAAGAGTTCTTTGAAATGAGAGCTACACAATTGAGGAGAGCATAACATGAGTAAGTTATATTTAGCATATGGAAGTAATCTTAATATCAAACAGATGGGTGTCAGATGTCCAAAAGCAAAACCACTAGAAGGCATAGTGGTCGACCAATGGAAGTTAGTTTTCAGAGGTGTAGCTGACATTATGCCTTGCAAGGATAGTATGTTATCAGCAGGACTTTGGGAAATTACCAAAGACTGTGAAAAAGCTTTAGATATCTATGAAGGATTTCCAACATTGTATCAAAAGTTATATTTCAAAATGAATGGCAAGGAAGTTCTTACTTATCAAATGAATAGAACTAACTTTGCACCTCCGTATCAAGGATATTATGATACTATCTTGCAGGGATACAAAGATTTCAATTTAAATACAAAATTCCTTGAGATGGCTAGAAAAGACAATTTATCCCCATATTTTCGTAATTTCTAGTCGTTTTAAGGCTCGTAGAGTGTCAGTCATTCTCCTTCTGGCACTTTACTATCCTCTTTTATTTTCTTTTCATACAGTATCATCTGCTTTGTTTTCCATGATTTTTTATATTCTGCATTTTCAAATAATTTAGAAAAACCAGTTATGTGCTTTAACCTAAGTAGCTCATCTGGTTCCATTCCTAGCTCTTCGCAAATATCCTCATCTGGTATACCCTCATCCAACATACCAAAGACTAGACTGCTCATGCCTTCTACACTATGAGTTCCTCTTGCTCTGTTATGTCGTACTGTTGATGCCATTCTTTCTGCCATAGTCTTATCTAACACTACTATAGGGAGCTTATTATCTGTTCTCTCTGCTATATCTTTATTTGCTTTCATGATTGCGTATCTATGAAAACCATCTATGATAATATACTTGTTCAACTTTTTATCATAAATTGTTACCACAGGCTGTGTATACCCATCATGTTTTATTGATGTATACAGTAGTCGCATTTCGCTTTTAGCTACTGAATTAGGATTGTAATGATTGGATTGCACTTGTTCTATTGGAACCCATATCACATTATTTATTGGTTGGTCTTTGAACATCCTCTGTACTCCATATATATTTATTCCATTTATCGTGAGCTTTGTGAACTTTACCCTCCATTGTTCTCCTTAAAGCTATCATGTGTGCGTTGTGTTGTGTAAACATTTCTAGCCTAAAGAATTCGTGGTCATTGCATAGTATTGATAGTATTTCTTTCTTGTATAAATCGTTTCTGTTTTTCATATGCCTATACTTTACATCTAGCTCTGCAAATCTCTTTCTAAACTTCTCCTGATGCTCTGGTATAGTAATCAATTTGTCTAATAGATAATCTCTGTACTCTTTCCAATCTTTGAACATATATGGAAGCTTAGATACTCTAAACATTTCGCTTTGCTTTAGATGTTTAGTCTGGTTTATACCCTTCAATCTTTGCGTTAGTTTTGTCCATGTTTTTGGTTCGACCTCATGCAAAAAGAATAACTGGTGTACCGCTGTTTCATGATGCAAGTTAGATACTCTCATTTTTATGGGGGGTATACCATATTGATACATTTTATTGTATATATCTGCATAGTTCCATTTGTTGTCATGTATACATTTCCAGATATCGGATAGTGTCCAATCATAAAGAGGAGCAAAGTAATAATGACCATAGCCTTTAGATTCAAATGTTGCTTTTGGGGTATACCTCTTTCCCCATGTTATTGCTTTATAAGTAAGTAGTTGTGTTAATGATGCTACTCTTGCAGGGCTTTCTTCGCATCTCATACCAATTAGATAACAGGCATTTTGCTCTGGGTATAACTTCTTTAGTATCTTAGGGAAACTGTCATGAAATCTATTTGTACCAAAATCATTTTCTTTTATACTTATATCATCCTTCTCCCTCATCCATTCTTCTCCCTCTTTCCAACATTCTAACCAAGCTTCTTGCATGGATGTAGCATTAAACAATCTTATTGGAACTTGATACCACATAGGCTCTACATCTTTGTGATACATAATCTCTTTGGTATAATCTATAACAGACTGCCATTCTGCTTCTTGGTCAAGGAACATTACTTTTAATGGTAATTTTTTTTTCTTTCTGGCTACTTGTAAAGCAAGATTAAAAATAACTGTGCTATCTTTACCCCCAGATGATGCTACAATTACATTTTCAAATTCATCAAAAATATATTCTAATCTTTCAATCGCAGAGTCATAAACATTTTTATTGAGATATATTTTTATAACAGACCTCTTTTTGAATAAATTAAACACATATCTAAACATTTTGTAATATCTAAAACTATATGACTATCTATTGATATTGCTAAATTCCATATACTACCATCTTTTGTAGAGTATACTTGGTGTGGAGAATGAGTATCTAAAACATACCATAAACCTCTTTTCATTTTAATAGTTTTTCTTTTTTCTCCTTTAGGAAACTGTGGATAATCTTCTGGTAACCCTCCACATTCAATACCATCATCTACTCTTATTTTTAAATGATGAGAGTATCTTGGATATAATGGGTCAGTATGCAAAGGTGCTTTTTTTCTTTTTTTAAAATTAATACATATCCAATGAGGGTCTAAACCTTGATGTTGTTTGTTTAACCTTCCCCATGTTTTAATTTTTCTCCCTTTCATAACTTTATTAAGTTCTTCTTCTGAAGGATTAATCATATTTTGAGGCAAATTTAAATATTTGTATTTTACTATAGGATTTATACTCATAAATTTTTTAAATTCATCTGTTTTTTTGAATTTCATTTTATCCTTTAAATGTTTTGCTTATTCTTTTTGATGACCTTCTACTATCTATGGCACTAACTCCTATTCTGTGGTCAACTAAATTCGGAACTACTAACCAACATTTTATTTTATTTTTTTTAAAATAGCTTCTTAAAAATAAATCACAAGCAGAAGTTGGTTTGTTTCCTTCAAAGTTTGCAGGTTCCCAATAAGATTTATGCCATTCAAGTATTTTTTCTGCCTGTCCTTCAGGAAAAAAAGTACATATATTACAAGTATAATCAGAATACCATCTACTTCCTATTTCTAAATCTGCTTTTCTCATAGAAAAAAAATTAATAAAATTAAAAGGTTTTTTTGATATTTCTTTACTGATTTTTTGTAAAAAGTTAGTACACAACAAAGCATCATCTTCCATTATAATACCTGATTTATTATTCAACAATTCAAGTGCTTTTAAGTAAGACCACATTGCTCCGTTGCCTTTTTTATCTATTATCCATTCTGCTTTTGGTAATTTTTCTTGCAAATAATTTATGTATTCAATTCTTGAAGGAACTGCTCTTATAATTATTCTCATTAAAAACCTGTAAACTTAAATTGATGTTGGCAATTAGGACAAACTACATCTACCCCTGCTTCTGAGCTATCCTTCTGAATATTACTTATATCTTTTGCCATGTTATTTTGTGCTTTATTTATATCTGAATTTTGAACTTCTGCTGAACTAAAATCTGTTATTGGTTTATATACTGCATCCTCTATAGACATATCAGCATCTATTCCTATGGTTGTTAAATCAAAATCAACATCATTTAAATATTTTAACTCTGACATATATAGGTCGTAGTTCCATTCTGAGTTTTCTGCAATTTTGTTATCTGCTATAACATATGCTCTTTTCTTGTCCTCTGTTAGCTCTTTAAGCCTTATACAAGGCACTTCATCAACATCTGGAAAGTAAGTTCTATCTATAAGCTTTGTTGCTTCTACTCTGGCATGACCTGCTAGTATCATATTATTTTCATCAATAATTATTGGATTGGTAAATCCAAACTCTTTTATGCTTTTTGCTATCTGGATTATCTGCTCTTGATTGTGTATTCTACTGTTTCTTTCATAAACTTTGAGATTCTCTGTTTTGACATATTCTATTTCAGTTTTTTGCATTTTAACTCCATGATAAAAATATTCTTTTATACTAGCATATAATATGCTATTATCAAGGTGTAAATATAACTTTTGGAGGAAATATGTTTCAATATGATTATGAAAATTTTAGAAAAAAGATAAATTACAACGCAACTTTGAGAAATGATAGTATTCATTCTATGCAGGATTTTTTTGTAGTGGATGGAAAACAAGCTGTAGTTAATGGAAATGTTTTTGATATGACTACAAATTTTCACAAAAACTTATCATCTAAATTCAAGATTCCGTACAGCTATTATAACAGAATAAAAGATGAAGAACCACAGTTATTTGAGAAAACAATAAATACTTTAAATAAAACAAATAAACCACATTTATTCAGAACCCAAAGAATAAAAAAACCTTTTAGAATAAAAAATATATTAAAAGGAAAGTCTATTGGAAATGTAAGAGCTTTACTATCTAACAGATACAAAATTATGGATAACAAAGAAGTATTAAGTTATTTAGAACCAAAGTTTGATAAGAAAAATTTTGTTCTTCTTAGTGGTTATGAAGATGATAATATAATGAGCATGAAAATTAGGTTTACCAATCTCATTGGACAGGTTAGGCAGGGAGATACAGTATATGGAGGAATATATTTAAGGAATTCTGAAGTAGGTCGTTCTTCTCTGACAATATCAGCTCTCATATATAGATTAGTCTGTACTAATGGATTGATGTTGCCTAGTAGTGAAACAATTACAAATACTTTCCATTTAGGAGGAAAAAATGAAATTGGATATTCTCCTAATTACATTATACCAACTCATGCCTTAGATAAAGTTGATACTGTAATAAATCATTTACTAAGCAAAGATATTTTTAAAAACAATTTAAATATATTAAAAGCCACTACTCAGCAAGAAATTAAAAGAGTAAAATATAAAAAAATAAAGGAAGTTTTTCAAACTACAGATGAGGAAGAAAAAATGATTAAGGAAGAGTTTGATAAAGAAAACGATTATACCTTATATGGATTAATTCAAGCTTTTACTTCTACTGCGAGAAAAATAAAAAACATTCAAAGAGCATTATATCTTGAAAGAATAGGTGGTTCTTTAATGCAAAGCAATGATAAAATTTATGCTTAAAAATGAATGCAGAAGAATTAAAAGAAATAGGCATTAAATTATTTGGCTCTGGTTGGCAGACACATTTTGCACATTCTTTAGGGATAACTCCCCAACACTTTAGAAGATATGTAAGTAGTAAAACTAAAATACCAGAGTCTAAACTATATCAAATTCAAATGATGTATTTTTTATATAAACATAATCTATGGCTAGATTTTCAAGCTTATCTTATTGATAAAAAATATAAATAATAAAAAAGCCTAATAAAATAAATTATTAGGCTTATTATTTTTTGTTTCCAAAAACGCAAGAATATATTTATTATACATAAAAATACTAATTACACAAGTTTTAATCTTTCCACCAAGCATCAATATTGTTTATTTCTTCTTTTATCTCTTCTGTTATTTTCTCTCTATAACTTCTTGTAGATACATCATAACTAAATAAACATTCTCCTATTTCTCCGTATAAGCCTTGCTCTCTTACTTTCTTAACATAAACAACTGTTTCATTCTCCTCAAAGTTTCTATGCACACACAAGCCAATATCTGCCATATTGTGCCAATGAGCTGAACCTGATATATCATACATACTTGGAATTGGATATGTGCCATCATTGTTTCTTTGCATTTTTGCAGGATGAGCTACAATCCATACTGAAACATTATGAGTTCTAGCAAATCTTTTACAAGCAGATATAATCTCTTTTATATGTTCATCCTCTCTTTTAGTTCCTCTATCGTTTGTATCTATCTCATTATATGGGTCAATTACAATCCCATTTATTCCTTCTCTTATAACTGCAACTCTTGCTTTATCTAAAATCCATTTAATAGTTGGTCTTTCTTCTCTTGATTCTAAAAAGAAAAAATTATTATTTAAATATTTCATAGCTTGTAATAATTCTGCCTCATTCATTTTTCTTGTAGCTCCTTTTGTGAATGGTAATTCTAAATATTTTTCAGCTAATCTAGTTAAATGTCTTGGGGTTGAATGTTCTGGAGAGAATATAGCAAATTTCCATTTATGTAGTTTACTTGCATTTACTAAAATCTGGTCAAGAAAATTAGACTTTCCATGATTAGGTATACCAGTAACTATTGTAAAAACACCAGTCATTAATCTATATACAGAATCTAACACTTCATATCCTGTTGTTAGTGGCTTTTCTTCTTTGCCTTCATATAAATCCATGACTTGATTTATATAGTCATTAGCTTTGTATAATCCTTCAACTGGGTATGGCTTTGCTTTATCAATGAATAATTTTATTGTATCAGTAGCTCCATAAGATAAAGCATCTGAAGCATCTTTACATTTAATGTCGCCAGATAATGTAATTGAACCCCAATCAACATAACTACATCTATCTTTTCCAAATCTATGAGCTAGTTCTAATGCTAAAGCTTTTCCTGCTTCATCATTATCGGTTGCTATGATTATTGATTGCTCCTTTGCTAATTCTTCAGCATGAGTTTTTAAAGCATCAAATCTTTTATCATCATCTCTAAACTTTGCTTCTTTAGATGCTCCGTCTGGTAAGCTCACAACTTTGGTATAACCACATTCATGCAAACTGAGAACATCCATTTCTCCCTCAACAATTATCAATGGTTCATCTCTTTTTTCTGATAAACAATCAATATTGTATAAGGTTCTCTGAGCATCTTTAGTTTGCCTGAATTCTTTATCAATGCTTCTGTA